TGCGGATACCTCCTTTCCACAGGATCTACATCTTACTCTTATTGGTTCCATTCAAATACCAATTACATATACGTTACTACTATATATCACCAATCATCCTCCATCTCTATTTGCTGTGTAGGACAAGGTGGTGCTGTTCTGTGATAGTTGATGTGCATTAACTCTATGAACACAAGAGAACAAACCAATATCATATTGATCTGAAACAACGGATGTTTAAGTAGATTCATTATATAAAAAAGACCCCTACTATGTAGAGGTCTTTGTATACCGTTTACCTTTT